TCTGATTAGAAGCTAGACCAATAACACCACTAACAGCAATAGTTGTAGCAGCTACTCCTCCTACAGTAAAGGCCATACCAGGACCACTTACTAAGGTCTTCATTGTTCCCCCTTCTGCTGAAGGAACATTAACTAATCCTGATCCATCTCCTACAAAATATGCTGCACTAACTGTACCTGTATACACTCCACCAGCAGCATAAATAGAAGCTCCTACAGAAACATTACCACTAAACTCTGCTGCAACACCAGATACTTTAGTTGTAAAACTTCCTATACCAGCTACTAAACGAGTACTATTAATACTAACAGAATGAACATTAGTTGCACTAACTGTACCACTAAAAGCTCCTGTAGCCCCATCAATATCTCCTGTAACATTTCCTACAAGAGGACCATAAAAACCAGCAGCAGTAACATTACCAGTAAAATGACCAGAAGAAGTAGATACATGAATACCTGTAAGACTAACTGCAATAGTAGGATTACCAGCAGTTCCATCTGCATTACTAATTGTAATTCCTGATCCAGCAGTTAAAGTACGTCCTAGTGCAGACCCACTATTCATAGCTACTAAACCAGTAATTTCTGAAAGATCAGTGATAGCATTTAATGCAGAAGCATCAGCCGTTAAAGCTACACCATTTAAAGCAAATGTTCCATTAATATTTACTTCACTTTGTGATAGTTGTAAAGCACTATTTGTAGCATCCCCTGATTGAATAGTTTGAACTGTACCTGTTAGTCCTGAATTAGTAGATACATTAACCTTTAGTAATTGGTTATATGTATTTGATATTTGTTTACCTGTTAATTCTGTGCTCATATTGAATCCCACCGTCTAGTTTCAACTTCCCATTGATTTGTATTTGTATTCCAACCTGTATTAAAAACTAGGTTTACATCTGGTCTTGGATTACGAATATTTTCATCGTCACGTACATCAGGAGATTTATTTTGAGGACTATTAACTAAGTTAAAAGCTCCATCCCAATCTGTAGGACATACAAGCATACCATAACTATTAAGCCTCATTATTCTATGAGGATATCTAAATCCACACGTATCACAAATAGCTAAAGCATTTTTATTATTTGCCATTAAACATAACCTAACTTAGGTTTAAAATACAAACTTGCTCTCTCCTTATCTTCTTCCATAGCATTTTTAAACTGTTCACCATAGACAGTTTTTAACATTGCTATTCTATTAGCATCAACTCCAGGTCTTTTCATTGACATATAATATGCTAGTCCTGTAGTTAAACATGGTAAAAATCTACGAGGTATATCTGCATTTTGACCAGCAGACTTATCTATATCTTGAAGAAATCCTATACGTTCTACTTTAATAACATCTGTATTATTTTCTGGTAAAGGCCACACATACATAGTAGGATAACTTTGATTACGTTTAACTGTATACTGAGATGGTCTACCTGTCTGTCCCTTAGTTGGTATCTTTAAATATTCTTCAAAAGATATACGGGTCATTTGAAGATCAGTATTATCTCTGTTAAGGACAGCTTCCATAACATCAATAGTAGCACTACTCAGGTCATACGTAGTTGTACTAGCTGCTACAGTAATAGTGCTTACATCTGTAGACCATAGAAGTATTCCTTGATTCTGCCAGTCTGCTAATAGTAAATTAAGTGACCTACGTGCCGATGCAGGTTCATGTCCCAGGATTTCCCCACCACCAATCATTTCAGTAGCTTCCTGAATGACAGCATCAATATCTAAATTAAATGCGTATGTACCTGATAGTGCCATAATGTGTCCTTGTTAAATAGATGTTTTAATTGTATCTTTATTTTTCTTTTTTAACTTTTTATATTTTATAACATTCTTAGCCATTAATGTCCATAAGTCTAGATTTTTTACTTTCCATATTTGAGTTTCTATTCCCATAAAATCTACATACTCATCAATTAAAGTTTCAAGAGGTACAGGTATTCTAGGTTTATGTATTCCACACTTACCTTCTAAAACATATTTTCTTAGTTTAACTTGTACATCTACTGCTGATGATCTATCTGCTTCTGATAAATCTATAATTGCATTTAAGTCAAGGCATGATACTGTCATTATTCCTATTTGTTCAGTTACATTCTCCTTAACTCTCTTTACTTTAGCTTCAGTAGGGGGAGTTGTTCCACAGCCTATTAATATAAATAAACTAAAAACTATTAGTATTTTTTTCATAATTAATCCTTATCAAAAGTTTTACCCCCTACTCTTCCGTTTGGTAGTTTTTGTACCGTACTTTTTTTTCCACTTCTTATAAATCTTAGGCTTATTAATCTTTAAGAAGTTTTTTTGTTTTTTAGATTTAAAAGGCATCTTTAT